CAGCACAGGGTACTACTGACTTTCAGTTCACCTTCCCTTACATCAAAGAAGAACATATTGAAGTCTTTTTAAACTTCAGCAAGATCACTCAAGGCTCAGGATCGGCTCAGTATCAAGTAATAACTAACGTATCTCCTAAACTTATACGACTTAATACAGGTATAGCATCAGCAAACTTAAGAGTAGAAGTAAGAAGAAACTCATCACTTGGTTCGCCTCTTGTCGATTATGCAGATGGTTCAACCCTTACTGCTAACGACTTAGACACAAGTGCTTTACAAAGTTTATATATAGACCAAGAACTAAAAGATAACCAAAGCAAAACAGTTAGTGTTGACGAAACAACAGGACTACCAACTTTAAATAACTTAAGATTAACTAATGTTGGAGACCCAACAGCAGCACAAGATGCAGCAACTAAGAACTATGTAGACACAAAGGTATTTACTTCTGCTCAAATTCAAGATGGAACACTTGTTAACGCAGATGTAAACGCAAGTGCAGCCATAGATGGAACGAAGATAAGTCCTAACTTTGGATCTCAGAATATAGTTACGTCAGGAACAGTTGATGGTAGAGATGTATCTAACGATGGAATCAAGCTAGATAGTATTGAAACTGGTGCTACAGCAGATCAGACAAATGCAGAGATAAGAGCAGCAGTAGAAGCAGCCAGCGATTCAAATGTATTTACAGATGCTGATCATTCAAAACTAAACGCTATAGAAGCAGGTGCAACGGCTGACCAGACTAACGCAGAGATAAGAGCAGCAGTTGAAGCAGCTAGTGATAGTAATGTCTTTACAGATGCTGATCACAGTAAATTAAACGCAATAGAAGCTAGTGCTACAGCAGATCAAACAGTTGGTGAAATTAAGTCTCTTATTGCTGGTTCACCACTAGATAACTCTCACCTAGCAGCAGATTCAGTAAGGGTATCTGAAATTAAAGATGGTGAAATAACAGCAGCAAAGTTAAATCCTGGTGCTGTCGTTACCAATAGTGAGCAGTCTGGTGCAAGCGTAAATGATACAAGCTTCTTTACTACGTCAGCATCTGACGCTAGATATTTCAATGTAAGCACTGGTGACACAATTAAAGATGGTGATACCTTTCCAGACAATGACACAACAATAGCTACAACTGCTGCTATTAATGACAGGATTATTGATCTTGTCGATGATGTCGGTGGCTTTGTACCAATAGCAAATGAAACTAGCTTTCCTAATGCTAATCCTGACGTTAATAACGGTACAGGTACTATTGTTAGTATTGGTTCATTAGCTGGTAACTTAACTTCAAACGGTAGTGGTGTAATAACTATTGCAAATGGAACTGTAGGAAATTCTACAGTAACTATTACTGGAGCAGCTAATAGCACAACTTATAGTGCTGGTTATGGATTATTAGTTGAGACTACTTCTACACTTAATACTTATACCTTCCATAGGTTGTCTTCTAAAGCTACTGAGGTTTCAACCGTAGCTGGCAATATATCTAATATTAATGCTGTTGCTAATAACGCTACTAACATAAATAGTGCAGTAAGTAACGCTTCAAATATAAACAGTGCTGTAAGCAATGCTTCTAATATTAATTCAGCAGTAAGTAACGCATCAAATATTAATACTGTTGCTGGTAATAATACCAACATCAATACAGTAGCTGGAGCTAATAGCAATATTTCTACAGTTGCAGGATCTATCTCTAACGTGAATAGTGTTGGAGGTTCAATAGCAAATGTAAATACAGTAGCTACGAATATCTCTAACGTTAATGACTTCTCTGATAAGTACCGAGTAGCAAGTTCAGCACCAACATCTAGCTTAGATACAGGTGATCTTTACTTTGATACAAGTTCTAATGAGCTAAGAGTATATAACGGATCAGCATGGCAAGGTGGTGTAACAGCTACTGGTAACTTAGCTGGATTAGGAGCTAATACGTTTACTGGAAACCAGAGTCTTGGAGATAATCTAAAGGTTCAGTTTGGTACAGGTAATGATCTTCAGGTTTACCATACAGGTGGAGCTTCATATATAGATAATTACACAGGTGATTTATTTATTAGACAGGGTACAAGTGCTGATGCAATATATTTAAGAGTAAATGAATCAGAAGCAGCAATTACAGCATACAAAAACGGAACCGTAGAACTCTATTACGACAACAGTAAGAAGTTTGAGACGACGAGTTCAGGTGTCACTGTCCAAAACCTTTTGAATATTCAGAATGGTACTGGTATTGCACTTACTACTTCTACGTCAGGTGATTTCGTTGCAAAATTTGAATCAACAGATAGTTGGGCGGCGATAGTACTTGAAGATCCAGATAGTACTACTGACGGTAATCGTGTTCAAGTAATAGGAGATAACTTTTATATAATCAATGCAAACGCAAATGCCTTAGTTATAGATAGTTCACAAAATACGTTGTTTGGTGGAGATATTGACTTATATGATAATAAAAAAATAAAGGTTGGATCAGGATCAGATCTCCAGATCTACCATGATGGCTCAAATAGTTATATAAAAAACAATACTGGAATGTTGCGGATACATGGTACGCAAATTCAATTTAAAGATGAAGATAATAATGAAACAATGGCTGTTATGCATCCGCAAGGAGCCGTAGAACTTTATTACAATAACGTTAAGAAGTTTGAGACAGTTAGTAATGGTGTCGCCGTTACAGGTGAACTTACACATCATGCAGGTTCATACGTAAATAATAGTGGTGGTAGTATTAAAATTGGTCACGATTCAGGAAAGTTAAAAATCGGAGCAGGCGAAGATCTCGAGATCTACCATAATGGCAGTAACAATATTATCAATTATAAGACTGGTAATTTAATAATTAAACAAGGTACTCATACAGACGTTGAAAGTCCACAATTTGATGGTAATGGGGATTTATATATTCCTGATAATAATAAAGTTTATTTCGGTGGTAGTGCAGATCTCCAGCTCTTCCATGATGGGAACAATAATGTTTGCCTTAATTCACAAAGTTTTTTAATAAAGAATTTGGCTAACAGCGAAAGCATGATAAGAGCGAATGTTAACGGAAACGTAGAACTCTATTACGACAACGTTAAAAAGCTTGAGACATATGGAAATGGTGTGGTTGTAACAGGAACCGTTGCAGCAGATTCAATTAATTTAAACGACAACAAGTTCCTTTATTGCGGAACAGGAGCAGATCTAAAGATCTACCATGATGGAACTTATAATCTTATTACTGCTTCAAATAACCATGAGATAAAACATTCAGCTCTTAAGCATACATTTTATGATTACACTGGTGTTACTAAGCGAGCAGAAATAAATTCTAGTGGTCTAGACGTAACTGGTGCTTTAACTGTTAACGGTGCTGCTGTTGGTGGTGGTGTTTGGGAAGAAATATCTCAAACTAGCGTGTCAAATGGTACTACTCAATTGGATTGGACTTGGACTACCAGTGACATAAGTGATTATCACACGTTAGTTTTGTGGGGTACTCAAATAATGGCACAAGGTAGTGGTGTTAGATGGGAAATCCGTCTTAGAACTAGCTCCTCAGTTTACACAGGTTCTCATTATGCTTGGGTTTACCGTGAAATGAGTAGCTATGGAGGTATGGCTGGTACTCATAGTAGTTCCGCAAATCATATAAAAACTCAAAACTATGCCTATAAATACATGTATGACCATGTTACCTATATTTATAATAATGATTACGCTATAGCTAATAGTAGAAAATACAATCCATCAGTTTGGGGATATAATAGTGGTAATGAAAATGACAATTACATAAGGCAATGTCGTTTTGCTGGTCATCTCCATGACAACAGTTACGCAGACGATATTACGGGTATTAGGTTAATGACTCAATATGCGGCACAACACGGTACATTTAGACTGTATGGAATTAAGAAATAGCCATGAGCAGCATTACAACTGACATAACAACAGGGAAAACATCAACAAGAGAATTAACTGATTCTGAAAAAGCAGAAATACAGGCTCGTATTGATAAAGAACCTGATGAATTAAAAGAAAGAAAAAGAATGGAACGAAATCATCTGCTTGAGGAAACCGATTGGACGCAAGTAGGTGATGTATCGGATTCTGTAAAAACTAAATGGGCTAGTTATAGACAAGCTCTAAGAGATGTGCCTGCTCAATCAGGCTTTCCAAACTCAATCACATGGCCCACAAAACCTACATAATTACTATTAGTAATATAATTAAAACAAACAATTCATTCGCAAACAATCATGGCAACAAAAACCTGGCAAGTAAATACTCTTCAGCGTGAACTAGCGGATGGATATGTAAAGAAAGTTATCTACCGTGTTAACGGTGCAGATGGCACTTATTCATTTAGAGCTACAGGTGAAGTAGATCTTCCTAAGCCTGACACTCTTGTTCCTTACGCTGATCTTACTGAAGCAACAGTATTATCTTGGGTCAAGCTTAAACTAGATGCTGATAAAGAAGGTACTGTAGCTGCTATTGAAGCTGCTGTAGAAAAAGGTGTTAACGAGCAGAAAACTCCAACAACAGGAACTGGCAAGCCTTGGGCATGATAAAAGTTCTTACTTACATAAATACTGCTTTTCTTGTAATAGCAGTAGGTGGTGGAACTTTTACATACTTGAATAAAGATAAGATTGTGAATACAATCTTGGATAAGGTAAAGGGTCAAATCCCTGAATTGGTTAAACAATCAATGCCTTCAATGCCCACCACAACAGGATTGCCTAAGTTATGACACAGTTGAAGGAA